AAGAGTTACTGTTTGGTCTGCAGTTGGCGTAAACGCTTGTTTATTGTCTACGAAAAGCAGGTCACCAGAATATTTATCTACTGTAGGTAGAGTTAACCCAGAAACTGAAAAACTTTGTGATGCGTCATTAGTTAAAACAGATCCAACTGTTGGAACTGCATTGTCCAATGATTGCAGTAAAGCGGAATTTGCATTTAAATTGACTATTCTAAATTTGGATCCATTGCTAGCCAAATAGACAGTTTGATCCTTGGCAAAATTGTTAGTATTAATATTTCCAGTTACAACAAAACAAGCAGAAGCCAGAGTTGAATCTAGTGAGTATGTTGAGTTATATTTTCTTGGGTTTTTAATAATACCAATTTGACGGAAGTCGTTGTTTACATCAAATCCTTGGTTCTTATCTCTGGAAATACTTGAGTAAAACATTAAAGATCTTGTATAAAGACCATTAATAGAATCTTTGCCGTGTCCGCCAAAATCTGTCATAATAGCTCTTGCTTTAGCTCCATAACCATTACCAGTTATTGTAACTTTAGCCCAGCGATATCCTTGACCGTAATTAGTCATTCTTAGTTTTACTAACTTGCCTAAAGAGAATATAGGTTCAGCAGTGGCACCTGTTCCGTCGCCCTCAATAGTAACTGTTGCATTAGCATAACCAAACCCACCAGATATAACTTTAATAGACATTATACGCCCATCAATAGTTAAAAGTTCAGTGTTCGCCTGAAGTGTACTTACGTCGCCAGGAGATAAATCTGCAGAAAGTTCTGCGTTATCGCCATCGCCATCTACAGTTAAGTTTGCATAAGTGTAACCAATTCCACCATCGTCAATCTGCACTCCAACTAACTCACCATTGTTTAACAAAGGTAATAGTTTAGCTTCAGATTTAACACCAGAAAGGTATCCTTCTGCACCAGTGCCAGTTGTTGAATTGATAGTTAAGGCTGGCAAAACTGAATATCCAGTACCATAACGTAAAATAACAGTTCCCGATGCTGGGCGACCAACATATTGTAAAGTAGCAGTTCCGCTAGAAGCAGAACCTGATGTATGAGTAGGAGCAACACTACCTGTCGTTCCTGCAGTTGTTACTGTATATAATCTATTTGCAACGAACACTTGTTGCTGTAAAGTTAATGATGTGGCTGCTGTCCATGGAGTTCCAAATGTAACAGATGGCGTAGAAGTATAGTTATCACCAGAGTTGCTAATAACAGTAGTTTGTACAGATGTTCCCATCATTACTACAGAACCAGTTGCACCAGATCCGCCACCACCACTAAAAGAAACTGCTGGTGCAGAAGTATATCCTAAACCACCATCAGTCATCACAACTTCTCTAACAGCACCGATAAGATTAATTGAAGTAACTGCGCCACCAGAAACAGTTGCTGTACCTCTTGCTGTAGTACCAATATATTTTAATGCAGCAGTGCCATTTGAGACAATACCAGAACCATGAGTAGGAGCAGGTGTTGCCATTGTTCCAGGTAATGTTACTTCATAAATGTTATTATTGTGTCTAAACCTTTGTCCCAATAGAACATTAACTCCAGCAGCCCAAGTAGTTGCTGCAAATGGTGGATCTATTTCTACAGTTGCTGTTGTGTAACCAGAACCATTTGATGATAGGTTTGTGCCGATAAGAAATAGTGGATCGAGTTCTCTAGAACCATCTCCCTGAACAGAAATGTTTGCATATGTATAATTCTGTCCACGTTTTTCAATTTTTACTGTTTGAATTGCTCCACTTGAATAAAATTGTGGACGCAATGCAGTGACTACTGGCATATACGCATCAGTTAAAAACTTATTACGCAAAGCGATAGGAATACTATACATGTATTTCCACATATACCCATCTGGCATAGTGACTGGATCAACAGTAGTACCGACAGGTTTAAATCTAGAAGCTGCATTGTTGTTATTATCTAAGCACTTATATACGTTATATTCATCGGTAACAACATAGAAATTACATTCTTCCATTCTCTGTTTACCAGAATATGAAATTGGAAGAACTGCTCTAGCTTCTGCACCTTCGCCACCACCACCAGTAATCGTTACTGTTGGTATCGATGTGTAGCCACGACCAGCACTGGTCATTTCAATTTCAATAACAACACCATTTGCAATATGAGCAATTGCAGTTGCACCAGATCCACCACCACCAGTAATTGTGATAGTCGGTGGATCTGCAAAACCATAGCCACCAGAAATTAAGTTAATCCCATCTAACTCATCGCAGTAATGGTCATCATACATATCATATATTCTACCATTTTCCCAATTACGTCGCTCAACAATAAATGCTACGTCAGTTGAACGAATTTCTTTAAGGGTAATAATCTCATTGCGTGTTTGCAAATCGTATTTAAGAGCATCAACTGGAAATGGTGGATCCAACTCTTGATCCCACTCAAGAGTCTTACCTAAAAAATAATAATATTTGGCTGTGCGATTCTGGATCTCATTATAGAGACCTTTCGCAATTGAGTTGTGCAACCCAGATTTTAATAGTGCTGAAGATGCCATTTAATTTTTCTTTTAGCTTACGGTGATAACCCAAGTGATAGCGATGCTGTCACCTGCTGCTTTATTAACTACAGGGAATGTTGTTCTGCAAAGCATAGTACCTGCTGAGTTTGCATTCAAAATAGCTGCTTCAGTAATACCACCAGTACCAGTACCTGCTGGGAAAGTAGCAGTTGCAGTAACAGTTGCACCTGTTGCTGAGAAAGAAGCCAAAGAAACACGACCAGCTTCAGTTCCCAAAACAGTATCAGCAACTGCAGGGGTAGCAGTTCCAGTTCCGATAGCCATGTGTGACATTACGTTGGTAGAAGTACCAACCATACGAGAAGCAATATATTGTTTACCAGCAGTTACAACCAAGTTTGGAACATTTAAAACATGTTTAATAGATCCATTACTATCTCGCTGAACAATAGTTAGTTCACCTTTCATTTTTAGATTTTCATTTAAGTCCATTTATATCTCCTAAGTGTTAAAGTTGATTGGGTCATTAACGTATGAACCTTCGTCATTTAAGAACCAACCAGCGTCTGCGTATGGGTTCAACAATACAAAACCTGTATCGATTGGGATCGCTAAATCATCGCCAAGTGATGTTCTATCAATATATTTATCCATCGAAAATACAGTACCATCTGGTGCGGTAATGTATTCTTCAAGATTTTTATGTATATCTTTAGAAGTAATGTAATCGATATTGACTGTAACTTCATCTTGAGCAGTTACAGAAAGGTTTTTAATCATCGCCTCAAGAGTGAGAGCGACATCAAATTCGTTTTTAATTTCATATTCACCGAATACAGCCATACCTGCAGGGTGAAGTAGTGTCTTAACAATAGATTTGTAAGAGTCTAAACTCTCATCTATTTTTAAAACATAAGAAAATGCTTGATAATAACGACTGTCTTGAATATAAATTGCATCATTCAAGAAACTGTCGTTTGTGATATAGTATCCTGGATATTTAGCCAGCGCACCAAGATTAATTTTAATGATTGCTGGATCGTATGGGCTAGAAATCTCATTGACACCACCAGATGATCCGAACTCTCGAATAATCTCACCAGCATAGCTACCATCCATGGCATCAGTTATGGCATAATCAGATTTATTAATGGTACCAGATTCTAAAAACCCATCTGTAGCTTCAGCTATTCCAATATTACCACCGATAATTTGTAAAGAACTTCCACCAGTTCCTGTAGCTGACTGTCCTAAGTCAGCATAAATGGTTGACGCAAAATCAGTTGAATATCCAGTACCAAATTTAATAAACTCAGCATTAAGAATACCACCCTCCGTATTAGTTCTGGTAATCTTCATAATAGAACCAGTTCCTTTACCATTCCTAATCGGGTAAAGCTGTCCTACTTTAAAACCAGTTCCTGGAGATAAAATCTTTAATGATGATGTAGTTGCAAGAATATCTGCAGTAAAGTATATGTCTTCCGTTTTATAGCGGAGTCTATCTCCAATTCCAATATTACCGAAGAATCTACGATCTACATAAAACTCATAGATGTCTGGAGCAATCTCAACTACACGCTCAACTTCAATCTCGATATATTGTCTTCTATCAATTTGAACACGAATAATCTTAGTTGGTGTAACGACATCAATAAGTTTTCCAACAACTTGATCTGGATGACCAGAAGTAACTTTAGCAATAATCGAAACGTCTTGATTCCATTTACCATCTGAAACACGGAACACTTGTTTTGATGGGTAATCAATAGAAACTTCTTTATTGAACAAAAGTCTGAACAATAACTTGTATGATGACTCAGAACCTTTGGCAAGATATTGATCTTTAATTCTTTGTAATAAAAATCTAGGATCGCCATTAATTTGAGTCGGTAAATTTAAACCAACTTCATTTCTAAAATGCTGTATAAAAGAATCTAAAGTTGTATCCAGATCTCGTAAATCTCTAAGATCTGGCGATGTGTTTTCTAAGTATTCATAATACGCTTTTAGAAACGCAACAAAAGTTTGATTATCTTCACGGACAAACTCTGGGAGTTGTCCTGCAACCAATGAAGATATTTTACTTCTTCTTAAATTACTCATTTTAACTTACTCGGTCGCCTGTTACTGTTGCGTTTGCTGGGCTGAATGTATAGTTATAACCAGCACGGAGATCGCCAACTGCAGATTGATCTGGTACTGCAGTAACGTATAAATGGTCTCTTGCAATTTTTGCGATTTGTGTTAGTGCAGAAACTACGTCATTAGATTTTGGTTTAATTGTAATTTCCCAATCAATATCTGCCAATGCAGTAATATGCAAATTGCGAATATCCAAAACACCTTTAGCGTGGTCAATAGTTCCTATCTGCTCATCAACGATAAACTTCTGTGCGTTTGCACCATATTTAAACAAACGTATCTTAGAACCATTATCATCAAGATAATGAATGTCGTCACTTCCGTTAATATAAAAACCAGTAGTACCGATAGAACCACCTGGAGATTCTGAATAGTATATTGGATTAATAATGTTCAGAAGGTATTGCGCAGAAACATTATAACGAGGAGCAATGTTTCTTCTTAATAATACTGTCATAGTATTATTTGTAATACATTTATCTGACGCATCAATTAATGCTGACAATTTAGAAAAACGGAAGACTCCATCAAAAGTTTCTAGCTCATTATCATCATAATCAAAAACTGTATTAGTTACAATAGTTTCAATTTCTGGCGCAGTTTTAGTAGTCTCTCTAGGGTTGTAATGAACATTGACATTTAATGATATATTTAAGAACTCTGGATCAACAACTTCAGGGATAACTGAAACAACATTTTTACTTTGTAAAATAGTATTAACCAACTCTGATTTTTGTAACTGTGTTAACTTAGAAGAATCTATTGGTTTAACACAAACGAATATTTTACCATAAACTGGTGGGTTGTTATCTTCTCCACCCCAAACAGAAACTGCTTTAGCTGTTGGGAAAGCAGAATAAATTAATGATTTATAATCGTCTGGCGTCACGCAACGATTTTGTGCTGCGTATGTTCTTGGAGCATTGAAACGAATTCTTTCAATATCTTCAGCAATAGCACCACCAGAAGCAGGTGCCAAACATGTTACTAGATTGGAAGCATTGGATATTAATGTTTGTCCAGTGTACTGGAATAATCTTGCTCCGTTTGGTGCATCCAATGAAGATGCCATATATTCAACGTGAATAATATTACCAGCAGCTAATTCTCTGCCAATAACACCATCACCAAAAGTTAATTGGTATAATCCGTCATCAATCTCTTTTACAAAATATACTTTACTTAAAGCATCTGCTGTGGTTATTGAGGATGCATTTGTAAATGTTTCATATAAATCAGAATTCGCAGATTCTTGAACCTTAACCTTTAAGGTTGACAAATCTATGTTGGGATTTGGAATAATATAATTGTTTGCATTAGAGTATTCCCATCTAAAGTTTAATGGGATACCCTCAACAAGTTTAACATTATCAAATGTGTAAGATGTTCCAGAACCAGTAATAGTATAAGAAGAAGTTGTATAGAATGTATACTGAACCCCATCAACAGAAGTTAAAAATGTGCTATAAGCTGGGAGTGTTAAAGAACTTGGTCCTTGAATACCACTATTAACTGTTAAACGAACTGTGGCTGTTGCGCAAGAGCAAGAACGAGGAACATAACCAAGCATTTTTGCCAGAGAAACAACGCTGTTTCTTTTGCTGGCTGAATCCAAAAACATCTCATTAATTGTTAGGTTATTGTAAAGAGCATTGTAATGAGTGTTATAAGCCAAAACATCCAAAAGGATTGAAAGACCTGAACCTTCAAAATCATAGTCTTGAAATTGTTCTTGTCCCTTTAGGAAAGTTTTAAGGTTAGATTTGATTGCGTCAAAATCTAACTCGGTTACATTTATCTTTTTATTTGCCATTATCGTGTTCTCTCTAATACGATGTCAAGACTTAAAGGTCTTTCGGTATTTCTTATTTTAAATTCTATTGTAACTCTAATAGCGTTACTATCTTCCGCTACATATACATCAACATTCAATAATTCAACACGTGGTTCAAAATTATTCACTGTATCGACAATTGCACGTTTCATAACAATAGCCAACATTGGTGTAGCTGGTTCAAATAGTAAACGCTTAATGGGAGATCCTATTTCACTGTGAAATGGTCTCTCAAAATTTGAGGTCAAAATTAGGTTTTTTAGACTGGTTTTTATAGCATTTTCATCGTATCTGAGAACGATGTCTTTCGTCACTGGATGAGCAGTGAAGTTTAAGTCTAAATCCGAAAAGTTTCTTGTATTACGTGCCATCTAATTATTTAGTCCTATTCTACAAAAGAATTTGAAGATCCTTGACCAATTGCATCACCGCAGGCGATTGGGTCGGCGATTCTTGCTGCTTTATTACCTTCAATATAAGTTTTGCTTGCTCCAGAAGTTGGATATCTTTGGTCTGAATTATGAGTCTGAGTTCCGCAGGTATGAGCTGCCCATTTACAGTTTGGACTTACAACTCCAGGAAATTTCCCATTAAAATAGGTTTTCGCTACAGGTGTGGTTATCATAACAGTTGGGGGAAAGCACCCATGTCCTGTTGACTTATCTCCGATTCTAGTTATTGCTGGCATATGACACCAATTCCTTTAGAGATAACATTCCTGGAGTCCAATTTCTATCTTGACACAGAACAGTATATGTTTGACTTTCAATAATAGTATTTGGGGTTAATGGATTATATGCTTGTGCAACATAAGAAAATGTCCTGCTACGAGTCATATCTGGATCAAACCCAATAACTTCATGAACATTGGATCTATTAACTGCGTCCCAGACGCTGGCATTTGAACCCAGTGTTGTAATTGTCGTTATGTTTCCCTTACTATCTCTGGTGGTCAAACCATCATTAAATATACCTCTGTAAAAACCAGATAAAGTTGCGCCAGAAATACTCACGCTACTTGGGTTAGTTTCTTGCGGTATAATTCTAACTGAGTAATAAGTTCTACTACCAGAAGTTGGAGGTGTTGCAGTTGGATCTCCAACTTCTTCTGTATAATATTGTATTGTGTGACTAAACGAAGCCATCTCGGCATAAGTGCCCAATAAAGGATTAACAGGTTCCCACATTATGCTGTTCCAAACAAGAATAATCCACGACTACCAGGCTGAACTTGTCCTTGAGCATTTACAGAGACGTCATCAATCATAGTAAACGCTTGTCTTCTTGATGATGCTGCGTCATAAGAGATATGAATCCAATTCATCCAGCCAGTACCTTGATTATGTTTAGATCCAGGTCTTCTATATTCAAGAATTATTTGATCATACGGTAATATTTTTTCTAACTGAATTGCAAACTCCCACATTGCTTTGAAATTTCTCTGTGGGTTATATCTTATGTCAATAGCTTGACCACGTTCGTGTTGGGATCTTCCCGATCCATTTCTTAGACCAGAGTTAATACACCAAGCACCCTTTGGAGATTGAGGTGCAAATTTTCCACTAGTTGGTCCAAGTAATTCATATAATGGTTCGCAAATGTTAGTTGCAAGTGCTGCGAGGTTAGCAACGATATCTTGTTTAGTTAATACCTTTCCACCAATAGCAACATCTCGTATCTCAACATCAGATTGAACTAACTGAGCAATAGTAAAGTTCTTGGATAGTTTAAACGACGCACCATATTGTGTTGTATTATAAATTGGCGCAGTATCAACAGGTTTCGTAGGTGGTGGTGGCGATGGCTTAATTGTAGGTGGCACTTCTTGAGCCTCAGGTATTTTAATATTTTCTGGCTCTTTGAATTCAGGTGTGTTGTATACTTTTTCTTTTTCTTGAGCACCAGCTGGAGTTTCCCACTCATCTGGAGTTTCAAACTTAGCTATGTCGTCAAAAGATCTTTCTGGTGGTGGTAAATTCTCAAATTCAGACACGGATGAATTAAGAAGTTCTGGTGCAGTCAATTCTATTGCAGCAACTTCATCAACTTCTGCAGCAGTGGCACCATTGCCAAATTGTCCCTCAGAGTAATCAGCATGTAATGTTCCACCAGCAAGAATATTCATATCTCCAGTAGAATTGATATAAACTTCTTCAGCAACATTGTGAATTGCTATGTCAGATTTGACTTCAACATTAGATGATGCATATGTCTGATGTTTTTCTTCTGCATAATTTCTAATATTCGTTGCCATGACGTTGTAGTCTCCATCAACCTTTAAGTTGAAATCTTTACCAACAGTCATATCTAAATTGCCAGCGACGCCAACTTCGGCATCACCTTTTAACATAATATTACTTCTTCCCTCAACTTCAATATTAGCATTTCCTTGAACTAAGACACGCATATTACCAGCAACAGTTACGTTACCAGAACCTTTGATATAAAGATTGTTGTTACGCAATATAATTTGATAGTTATCACCAACAATAAAGTTTAGTTGCGACCCATTAGGATCCATCTCAAGATAAGTTCCCTTACGATGGTATAAATGAATACGTTCTCCAGCAGGAGAATCGTCAAACTCCATTAAGTGTCCAGACTCAGACTCAAATACTTTATTGTATGGGTAAACAGTGTTATATGCAGAAACAGGTTGCGACCATTTAAATCCATTCGCAGTTGGAACAGATTTTTCACGCATCAAATCTTTAAATTGGAAACACGTTCCTTGAATAATACCACGTGCCAATCTATTGGTATCTGATTCGTTCATATGATCGCGCAACGGATATTTACCAGACGGATCTGTAAATCCATATTGAGTTGCATTACCAGATCGATCTTCCTTGTATGCTTCTTTCTTTTCTGGAGGTGCAGAGTCAATAGTTTTCTGATCTACGTTTGGCTCAATGGCAGTTGCATCTTTATTAGTTGGTTCAATACTAGTAGTGCCACCCAAGAAATATTCATAATATTGTTTTTTAATTAAGGCGATATCTGGACTATTTCTACCAACTTGCGTTTTGGCTGCTTCGAAGAAACCTTCTTGATATTGAAGTTTTAATGAATCTTTAACTCTAGCTTTTATATACAAAGCAGCGACTAAAGCAGAAACTTGTAAGTCATCATTGAGAGAATCTGGATTGTTAACAATATCAATGTTCAATCCCTCTTTAAGACCAAGTTTTTGAAAACGCTCGTAGTTCTCTCTACCAGTTAACTGAATAAGACCACGACCATAATATTTTCCAGCATCAGCTTCTGTTTTATTACCTAAAAAGTTTTTACCACGGAAAGTTGGTCCATAAAAGAACGAGAAAAATTCTTCACGTTGCATTCCCTTTTTTACTGCATAAGAATACTGTTCAATAATTTCTGGTGTTGCGCCAGAGAATATCTGTTTAAGTCTAGTTGGATTATAATTGTAATCTTCTTTTTGTGGAACCCACTTCGATTCCCCACCGCAAATACCAAGTAAAGCAGCTTTTGCATATTTGGTAGTCAATCCAACTTTATCGCAAGCAGCGATAAGTGCTTTAATACCATCAGTTGCTTTATTAGTTGCACCAGATTTTGGTGGTGGGGTTGTTGGAATATCTGCGTTTGGATTTGTTGTATTTGTAGCTGTGGTGGCAGGTGCTGGTGCTGGCGTAGGTGCAGCAACTGGCGCAGAGTTATTTGCTGCATTTGTTCCAGTTGTAATTGGTTGTCCTGACCCATCAGTAACAGGATTGCCACTACTGTCTGTTAAAATACCACCTTCTGTTGGTAGAATAGAATCATTTGAATCATCAGCTGCTCTAGCACCTGATTTAGTTTGTGGTATACCACCAACAGTTCCCAAGATAATTGGTTGTTGTTGATCTTGGTCACGGAACAAAATAATGACCCAAGTTCCAGGAACTGGACCTGTAGGCGAGTAACCCAATCCACTAATTGCAGCAGATGTAACAGGTTGCATTGGATATGCCCATGGTAAATCTTCTGTTGGTAATAATGTTTTATCATCTGTGTGAATACCAACCACACGAACTTGACAACGACCAAGTTTAAGTGGATCTAATCTATTTTCAACTACGCCAGTATACAACTCCATTATTTCGCCTTATCCAGATTAATTAATAAAGAATCTTTTATCAATTCTAAAGTACATTCATGTTTTTCTTTAGTGATAAAATGATTTATTGCTGATATAATATAATTTCCAGAGAACATGTTGTCAATAGTTTTTTTATCATTTTTACTGACTGGTTCTATTTTATTAAGTTTCACATAAACTTTTCTACCCACTGTATAATCGCAACGTCCAGGAACTACAATTTGTATTTTTGTCGATTCTGCTTGCTTCAACAGTGATATTCTCTCTTGAATTATTTTAGTATTGGTTACATCACCAAAATTAGAAAAGT